TCAGTTGTAATAAACTCACTTCTACCTCTTTCGGCATCATGCCACATTCTATAAAAGTGATTCATACCTTTTGGGGTAGAAACAATAATTACTTTTGTAGATTTACCTGCAGAAATTGTCGGATATACTGAACTAAAAAACTCATCTGCAATATGATTTGGGACAAACGCAAATTCATCCAAAAATATAATATTGAATGACATACCACGAACCGCAGAAGCAGAAGTAGAAGCAGCCAAGATTTTACTTCCATTCTCCAATTCCAGAGAACCTTTGTTCCAGGAGATAATTCCTTGTTGCATCCATTTTGGTAGATTTTCATATGCTGTTTGCAAACGATCTAGAAGTTCTCTTGCCGTTGCTGCTTTGTTTGCAAGAATACCAATATTTACATTATCATTAAATACGGCATAGTGAAGAAGAAAAGATACCACAGTTGTAGACTTACCCGTCTGACGTGGCATTTTACAAATGTTAAATCTATAATTATGGAAATTATTAACTAATTTTTCTTGAAAAGGGTAGAGTCTAAACGGTTGTAATCCTTTATCTAGAGTAACAATTTTTACATAATTTTTGGCAAAATAAACAGGATCATCTTTACATTTAAGAAATTCTATAATTTGATCTTGTGTAAATTCAATAGGAGTGTTTGCTTTTTTTAATAGTGGATTACCAAGGTAGACATCACTCATAATAAACTCCTTTTATGTCAGCAATTCCACTTTCTTAATGAAAGTGCTTTTCTTGTTGGACGACCTTTTTCATCTTTCATTGGACCAGGCATTCCACTCATACGAGCGCAGAATGACTTTCTGCGATTTGCTGCTTTAGAGCCTGGTTTTAATTTAGATGGGGGAGTTGTAACCGCCATAGAAAGTTTTGAGCCTGGATTTTCTCTTCTATAGGATGCGATTCCTTTTTTATTTAATCCACCTTCAGGATTCTTGCCTTCCTTTCTTTGCCATGCAGGACTTTCTTCATCAATCTTTTCATACTCAACTTCTTCTCCCATTGGTTTTACATAATTTTTATTAAAACCAAGTTTTCCGGCACTTCCACCTTGAAATCCTGCTTGAATTAAAGGTTGTCCTGGAGTAAATTCTGAAATTGAGTGAAATACTACCTTTGCTCCAGGATATACTTTTTGAATTTCATCATTCACTTCTTGACGAGACGGAGTTTTTATCTGCGGAAAAAACATTCTAATACCGTAATATTTTCCTCTCCAAAGTAAAGTAATTGCGATAATATTTCCTGATTGTGATTGAAGACGTGTTACTTCTTCAATTTGAGATTTAAATCCTTTGATTGGTTCGGGTTGAATTAAATCAACGACTTCTGCAAAAGTATTGCCATCAGCATCTTCAATGGTTACATCTTCTGCTTTTACACAATTTGGATATCTTTTTCCAAACATTGTTTTCATGCCTTTTTTCTTATAACCAGGCCAACATTTTTCAACTACAATCTCACCTTTAATTTTATCTACAAGTTTTTGTTCTTCCATTTCTCCACTTGCAACATAATCTGCTGCAGTATCAATATAATCTGCTGCTTTGGTAATTTTGGATTGAACCCATGCTTCTAAACTGCCCTCACCATTTTCAACTTTTGCCTTAAGTCTTTGTGCAGCATTCATCAGTGTTTCAAGTTCAGAACGAACCATTGAATATTCATGATCTTTTACAGAGACTTTATCCCATGCCTTACCACCATAGGAACATTCGGATCTCGTTTCTCTTTTATCACATAGGGGACAATATCTTTCTTCTTCGTTCATGGTTGATTCTGATTTCGTTCCCCAATTTGCAGCACCAACTCTACGACACTTTACTAATGCCCCAGAAGCATATGCAGAAGGCCAGACACTGTAACGTGATTTTACTTTATGGTAGCAAGCATCTTTTGTTCCACTACCTTTACCTTTTTTATCTTTTGCTTCTTGCACGTCCATTTCTTCTTTCATTTTCTTTTTAGGTGAATCTGTGGAAACATAGGTTGGTTTTGCAGCACCGGTCTTTGCTTGTTGCCCAGGATCTGCTGCTTTCTTTCTTCTCGCAGCAGACAATCTTTCCGCTTTTGTCATACTTGCTCTTTTTGCGGAGGAAACACACTTTGGTGTTCCTTCACCAGGTTCATCACTCGCACAAGTGCCACCAGTTACAACATTAACCCAACCACCTTTACCATCTTTCGATTTAGATTTACCAAACCAATCACGGAGACCTTCTTCACTCATTTCTTTAGTTTTTTCTTTCATTGAGTTGATGAACTTTCTGTAAACAGCAGCTTCTGAAGTTTTTCCTGCCACTCTTGCTCTTTGCTCCATAGCAATTGCTGCTTGGATTTTATGAGCATGAGATCTTCCAGAGTTTTTTATTTTTGATACACTCTGTTTTGCAGTCTGAACATTTTTAAAACCGAGACCATGAATTGTTCCTTTTGGATCTTCATCTGTATAGAGATCTGAGTGCTTATCAGACTTATCTGGTTGTCCTGGTTTTTTTGGAATGCGAGGATCGTTCATTTCACTGAAAGGTGACTTTGATTTTGTTTCTTCACCCTTTGCTCTTTTCATTCTTCCCGCACAGTGAGCACGTTGAGAAAATCCTTTTGGATTAGAGCAATCAATACTCTTTTTGTATTTATTATTCCAATCTTCTTGAAATTGCTTAAACGTTTTCATTTTGAGTTTGTTGTTTTAAAAACTTTGCCAAATCTGCAGTTGAACCAACAAAAAGAGCATTATTAACTGTTGTTGGCCCTTTAATTTGCTTATTACCTTCTTCTACATCTTTAAGTGTTTTTTGTAAATTTAATAGTTTTTCTGCTATTTCTCCAGTATTTTTTATTAATTGTCCTGCAACTTCATATGCTCTGGGCATTTCACTTTCTTGTGCTAATTCTAAAATTCCATTAATAGCTTCTTGCCCCTTTTCTATTAGAGAATATAAGTTTCCCCTAGCATACTCATAATCTTTTTTGACATCTTCCATTGAAACTTCATTGGGAGAAGATTCTGTTTTTTCAATTTCTGATGATATGATTTCTTTTTCTGTAGAAATTATTTCTCCACTGACATTAAAAGCATCGTTTAATTTGTCATATTTTTTTGTCATCTTCATAAAGTTCCACTAAATCCAAAATCATCTCCAATTTCAATAAGTGAATTATCTGTGGATGTGATTTTTTTGACAGCAGACCCAGAAACATGAGATGTTATTGTTGTGCCGTCTGCACCTCTTTTTACGACTAAATTGTTATTTGTTTTTTTATCAACATACATTTCTTCATCATTAATAATAATATAGGTATTTTCTGATATATTTGAAGCATCATTTACTAAAATATTGGTTGTATCTAATCCAATATCAGATGTTAAGTTTGTAGTAACTATATTAGTATAATTTTTTATAGCTCTTGGTTCAACGGAATATGTTAAATCTCTCGTTGGATTTTTTGTAGTATCTCCAGAGACGTATCCAATAGAAACTTTTTTAATAATATCTTTAGTTGCACTTGAAGAAACTGGACCAAATAGGTAAGTTTTGGCAGTAAATCTAATCGTGTAAATTAATGCTCTTCTTGTAGTAAAGTCTCCTTCATAATCATCACTCATTGATATATTTTCTATTATGATGGGAATGTCTCTTTTTTCCCCAATTTCATCAACCAAATCTACAGTTAGATTATATGATGGTTGAAAATATGGAAGTATTTGTTCAATAATTTGCAACATATCGTCATTCAATTTTGTATAAATGCCTAATTCAAATTGCATATTATATGGAACTGGCATGTAAACTTTTTTTACTTCAGTTTTATTGTCAACATTAGAAGTTATAAAAGTTTGTGTTGTTGTTACTTTGCGAGATGCATCATAATTTAATCCTACAAATTCAAATGACATTCTTGGTAAAGTCACCTGAATTGGTTTATTGAGATCTGGGGATTGTTCTAATCTTGCTAAAAACTTTTGTGTTGGCCCATATGCTAAAGGCACATTAATCATACTACTAACATTTCCATTTGAATCTTTATGTTGTATAGAAATACTATTAAATAAAGTTCCAAATGATATTACTGTTCTTCTCAATATTTCGTGATAGAAGTACTCAAACATGATGAATCTTGATTAATATGTACGATTAGTTATATTTATGGGTTTCCGAAAGGATTGGACTCACTGAAATCTAAAATTGCATCCGCCGCATTTTCTATTTGGTTGTTTTGTGGATATAAATCTGAAGTAGCCGCAAACGTAGATGAAGATTTTATTTGGTAAATTGCGCTACTTGATGATCCTACTATAGTTTCTCCAGATGTAAAATAACCATTTTTTCTGTAAATATCTAATTTTCCATTAGGAGCATCCCAATTTTTAACCAATGCTGTTGTTCCACTACTAGATCCAGTTACTGTTTCATTGTTAATAAAAGTTCCGATTCCAATCATATAAGGAGAACCTATAGTTATATTTGGAATAGAAGTATAACCAGATCCCGCATTAGTAATTAATATTGAGGAAACAGTTCCTGAAGTACTTACTGTTGTAGTTCCTCTTGCTGTTGTTCCAATTCCAGGTGAACTAAATGTAACCGATGGAGCAGTTACATATCCAGATCCACCAGAAGTTATAGTAACAATACCTATTGCACCATCAGATATCTTAGTTGTAGCAGCAGCTCCAGATCCTCCACCACCAATAAATACTATTCCTGGAGCAACTGTATATCCATA